TTGCCGCGCACGCCGTTGATGAGGTCGCGCCGCGCCTGGCGGGCCTGCACCACCACCTGCCCGCCGCCAAGGTCGTCGTCATCGAGCGCGAGCGTGGTCGGTGCCTCCCAGACGCCGGCCTGAAGCTCCCACTTGCCGGCCGAGTAGACGGCCGAGCCGACCATCGCCATCAGGATGGATTCGAGGTTCGAGAGCCGGTCGGCCTGCGAGGAAAGGGCGCCGTCGAAGGTGTACCGGAGCTGGTACTTGACCCCGCCCGACTCGAAATAGTCGCCCGAGGTCATGGACGGGCTCACCTGCACCCACTCGTCGCAGGCGTTGGCCGCCGCGATCACGGTCGTGTCGTCGATCTCGCTGTCGTCGCAGCCCAGCTCGGTCTTGAGGTAGTCGCGGGCGATCAGAGCCGGGTTCCGGGACCATGCGGTGAGCCCGGAGCGCGGATCGTATACACGCCGGCCACGCACGATGGCCGAGACATTCGGGATGCCGCTGGTGAAAACATCTTGGTCATAGACCAGCGTGCAGGCGATGTAGGACGCGCCGTCCGAGCGGTGGGCGGAAGTCCACGTCGACGGAAATTCGCTCAGGAAGTAGGAGTCCGCAGCCTGCCCAGACTGGCCGAGGTAGCCCTTTGCGCGCGCGAGCGAAGTGCTGACCGTGTAGTAATAGGTGACATTCACCCACTTTCCTGCGTAGGCCGAGCTGATCGTGACCTGATTCCCGGCCACCGAGAAGGCGACCGACTCATAGCCGTTGTCGGTGCCGGTATCCACGGCCACCGACGCAACGGAATCCGGCGTGTGATCGAGCGTGATGATGCCACTCCCGTCAAGCGACGGGACAACCTTAGTGGCGTACTCCTGCCGGGCCTTGACGTAGCGCCCGGTGGTGACCCAGCCGTTTGCATCGAGCGCGCCGAGCGACTCGTCGCCAAACCACACTTCCTCGATCGCGTCGATCGCGCCCGCAAGGGACACGGTGAACGAGAACCGCTCGTTGAGCGATCCAGCGGTGCCCACCGGACGGAACGGCCCCGACACCCGCGCCCGGCCGTAGACGATCGGGCAGTCCGCCACCGCCGAGCGGACCATGATCGTGCGATCCTGGATCGAGTCCAGCATCTCCCGGCGCGCGCGCTTGCGCTGGCTGTTCGCGCGCGCGGCCGCGCCGATGACGAACGCCGTCTTAAGAACCGTGCCCCAGGTGACGGCAGTACCGAACAGCGCCGGGAAGGCGGCCGAGGCAAGCCATGTACCTACCGCTGGCATCAGCCGACCCTCCAGGCTGCGAGCGCCACGCCCATGGGCACCACCACGCCCACCGTCTCCCGGCCGGCGATGTCCAGCAGCACCACGTCGCCACGCCGCGCGAAGGCGGGCGGGATCGGCTCACCCAGCCGGGCAGTGATTGCAGCCTCGAGCCCACCGAGCGCCTCGATCGTCCTGGCGGCCGACAGCGCATCGGTCCAGCCCCGGATGTCGGCGATCGGGTCGGTGCCGGTGGCCTGCTCGATCCAGTCGGCGGCGAGCGTGACACAGTCGTTGCCGCCCCAGGTGAACGGCATCCGCCGCCGGGACACGTTGAACTCGGCAAGGCGCTGCGGCCAGTCCTGGCGCCTCATGCCAGCGTCCTCAGCAGCTCTTTGGACGGCCAGACGATCTCGACCTCCACGCCCTCGACCATGCCCTCGAAGAATCGGTCGGTCGGATAGAGCCGCTTTTGGTCCGCGCCCGAGAACATCCGCACGTTCGGCGTCTCCCAGCCGGCCAGACGCGACTCGGCCGAGACCGCGATCTGCGCGGTTCCGTCCTCAGAATCGACGATCTGCATCGTGTCGATCCGGCCGTCCCATTCGAGGATCGCGTCGATGATCTGGTTCGTCGCGGTGTCGAACACCGCCGAGTAGATGCGCGCGCGCCGGCCCTGGACATGCGCGCCCAGCGCGACCGAGATCAGCGACGACGGAACCCCCGAGAGCGACATGCGGATGCCCCGGGCCTCAAGGCTTGCGCCCTCCTCGATCCGTTCGATCTTCCCGAGCACGCCCGCGCCCACCCAGGTGTAGCCGCCCCAGCTCACGTCGGTGCCGGCGCTGGCATAGCGCTGGGTGCCGCCGTCGGCCACGTCGAGATCGAGCTGCACCAGCTCGCACTTGATGACGTGATCGGCCGCGAGCGCGTTGCGTAGGGTCGTGGTCAGGGAACGGGCCATGTCAGGCTTCGGTGAGGCTGATCGAGAAGGACGGCGAGTAGACCGCCGTGTGCGGCACCCAGGGCGCCTCGTCGAGGATGAAGGGCGTGGTGGGCCGGTCCCAGATGACAGCCGAGCCGGCGGATGCCTGCGCCTTCAGGCCCGGCGTGACCGAGACCGTGATCGCCCCCGCGCCGTCGGCTGTGGCGTCGTCCGTGACCATCAAGAGCGTGTCGCCCACCTTGATCATGTCGCCGGCCTTGAGCGTGGCGCCGGCCGTGGTCGTGATCGCCAGGCTCGTCTCGCCGCGCGGCTCGGTGGCCGCGAGCACCGGAGAGCCGCGCATCGTGCCTAGCGGGACCGGGCGCTTCGGGTGCCACAGGGCAATGCGGTTGGCCTTGCCGCGCGTCTTGGCGAGGAATGCCTCCACAAGCGCCCGGTCCGCGTCCGAATGCGGCGTGAAGGTGATCCGCACCATCCATCGCGCGCCAGGCCGCTCCACCGTCTGCGTGTGGCCGCTGAACTGGCTCGGCAGCGAGAACACGTTCGGCGCAAGCCGCCATTCTGCCGACGCAGCGGTGAAGACCCGCGTGGTCGGCCAGGTGTAGGTCGTCATGCGAACGCACCCCCGCGGCGCGTCGATTCATAGATCTCGCGCTTGGCCTCTTCCTTGGCGGCCAGCATCGCGGCCATCACGTCGTTGTAGCTCACGCCCGAGCCGACGTTGATGTGCTGGATGACGGTCGCCCCGCCAGACGCCGGAGCGGTGCCGTTCGGAAGAATTCGGCCGGACGAAGTCGGGGTGAAGAACTCCGGGCCCTGCTCGCCAACCAGATACGTCTTGCCGGCCGACACAGGCCCGCCACTCGCGCGGGTTCCGGCCAGACCGAACAGGCTCCCGAAGAAGCCGCCGACGCCGGTCTTCCCGAACAGCGCGCGGGTGATGTCCGCGGCGAGGGACTCGGCGACCATCCGCTTGAGCATGTTCGAGAAGCTCTTGCCGATGTTGTCGAAGTTGCCGTCGAGCACGTTGAAAAGCTCGTCGCCGAGCGATTTCTGGATGTTCTCGGCGGCGTTCTTCATGAACTGGTCCATCTCGGACAGCTTTTCCTTTGCCCCGGCCAGCAGCTTCTTGATGCCCTCGGCCATCTCAGGCGAGAGCAGTCCGCGCGAGACCATCTCGTCGACCTTCTCCAGATTTCGGATGAACTCGCGCATCGGGTCGGCCATGTCCATCCAGGCCTGCGCCTGGCGCTCGAGCTCCTCCGACTCGCGCACGCGATCGGCCAGCATCTTCAGCCGGGTCGCGTCGGCATCCTCGGTGAGCTTTCGCGCGTCCTTGAGCGCCTGGTACTTGCGGATCAGCTCGTCGGCGCGGGCCAGCTCCTCGACGGTCGCGCCAGCGTCGAAGAAGTCCAGCAGTTGCTTCTGGTGATCGTTCAGCCCGAATCGCGCGATGTCGCCCTCGATCTTGGCGAGCATCTTGGCGACAGCCTCCGCGGCCTTTTCGGCCTCGGTCTTGACGGACTTGCCGTTGCCGGCCAGCGCGGCCATCAGGGCGGCCAGACGCTTCTTCGCATCCTCGCCGGCGGTTCCGCCCCCGGCGTCTGGCGCCGCGGCAGCCTTGGGCGGGTTCCAGATCGCGCCCAGCAGCTTCTGGGTGCGCTCGATGATCGACTGGATCTCATCTGCGCTGATGTCCATCGCCGCCACGGCGGCCTTGAACTCGCCCTTGGCCACCAGCGTCAGGCCGGTCACGATGGCGGCGATCGATTCCCCCATCGCCATGAACACGGCCCCGACACCGATGGCGGCGCTCGCCAGGATCTTGAGGCCCGTCACCCCAACATCGGCCGCGCCGCGCAGTGCGCCGGTTTCCTTGGCCACGTTCACCAGCTCGTCGCCGAGCGAGATCATCGATGGGAGCACGCCCTGGGCGATCAGGTTTCCGATCCCCTGCAGCGGCTTGCCCAGCCGGGTCAGGTTGTCGTTGAACGCCTCGGCCGCGCGGCCCGACTCGCCGTCGACGATCAAGCCGAATGCCTTGGCCTCTTCCGCGGCGCTGGCGAACCCGGCAGACCCGTCCTTGAGCAGCGGGATCACCTGCTCGAACTGCCGCCCGAAGAGCTTCACGCCCGCGGCGATGATCTCCTGACCCCCGCCGAACTCCTTGAAGCGATCGGCAAAGTCCTTGAGCACGTCCAGACGGTTTCGCAGCGTGCCGTCGGCCGATTTCGTGGAGATGTCCAGCGCCTCGAAGATCCGTGCCTGCTCGCTCCCCGCGTCCTGCGCATCGGCCATCGACCTGTTCAGCCTGGACAGGGTCGACTGCAGGTCGTTCATCGACACATCGGCCAACTCGCCGGCGTAGACCAACGCCGAGAACTGGTCGGTCGGCAGACTGACTCGCAGCGCGGCCTTGGACAGATCGTCCATGCGGTTCACGCTCGATCGGAAAGCCGCCGCCGCAGCCGTCGCCATGCCGGCGAGCGCGAGGCCGACCGCCTGGCCCGCCTTCTTGAACGCTTCGTCGATCTCCTTGGCGCGCTTCGCGGCAAGCTTCGCCGACCGATTCATGTCGGTCTCGAAGCTGCCGGTCCTCGCCAGCAGGTCGACGATGATTCTCCCGATGCTCACGTACTCACCTCATCTTCACGCCGGCAGCGCGAAACAGATCGCGATCGGCATCGGTGTAGTCGCCACTGGCAGGCGGCGCCAGCCAGTCCAGACGCTGCTGTAGCGCCTCTTGCCCGCCACCGCCCATGCTGTGCGCCACCAGCGCCGCGGGGCGGTGGAATCGGTGGAAGTCATCGAACGGCCCGCGCCGGTAGA